CAATGAAACTTGTAGACAAGATAGCAAAAATATTGGACAAGGGAGTCAAAGGTTCAATAGAGATAGTAGGATTATGTTCAGACATATGTGTGGTATCAAATGCACTAATGTTGAGAAGTGCGTTTCCTAATACCGAAATAACAGTAGATGCTTCTTGTTGTGCCGGAGTTACACCAGAAAAACATCAGGCTGCGATGGAAGTTATGAAGAGTTGTCAGATTAATGTAATTGGAGAATAAATATGGACAAGTATATGAGTGTAATAACCAATTTTGGGTGTCATTATTCATGCCCATATTGTATTGTAAAAAACAATAATTTTCATATTCCTAAGACTACACTTGATGGGTTGAATTTGTTAAAGAAAAAGATAGAAGATAATAAGTGTAATTGGGTCTCTATCTCTGGTGGAGGA